ACGTCCTCTCCGAGCCAGTGGTTTACAATGCGCTCGATTTCGCGCTCGTCTGCGTCATCGATTTTCAAATACTGCCGGGCCGGTATCTCGACCGAGTCCTTTCTGATAAACAAAACAAACTGCCCCTTGCCTTCGTCTGCCATGATCGCGTTTTCCAGGAACCAGACCCTGTATCCGGCCGCCTTCATCCCCTGGATGCATTTTGCCGGGCTCTCGCCGTATTTGCGCATCAGCCGCCGGGCCTGCCAGCCCGCGGGGATTGCAAGCTTTTTTGCCTTTTTCGGCTCGATTGTGCCGCCTTCCTGCTGGATTCTGGCATACGGCAGGCTCGAGCCCCAGGCCGCATACGTGGCAGAAGACTCGGCAGTGATCGAATTCATCAGCGCGCCGGTATCACGCAGGGTGTTGCCGGACTTCTTGTATTTACGGGTCAGGGGCGCGTTTTCCGGGCCGACCCCGTCGCGGATCCGGCGCACCGTGGAGGATTCTCCGTACTGGGCCACCCGGTCCATGAGATCTTTGGGGCTGCGGGCCTTTTGCTCCAGCCTTTTTAGCCAGCGGTTAAACCGCTCCAGCCCTGTTATTCTGCTTTGCGCCATGATTTAATACCAGTATTTGCCTGGCAGATTGTCCCAGTTGTCAAAAAGCTCGGGCTTTTCCCCGCTTTTTACGGAGCCGGTGGCAACCTTGCCGCCGTCTGCATCGTCTGCGTTTCTGCCGAGGATTCCACCGAGGAGGTCGATTGCGTCCTGACGCTTGTCCGCCGCCACTTTCTCATTTTCCGCGTAAGCGTACAGCTCGTATAAGGCCCGCTTTAACGTGGCCTCGCGCACGATATCGTCCTCCCAGCTGGGATCTTCGCCATAAGCACGGAAGCGCGACAGCACCCAGCCCTTTGCCTTTGTCAGGGCGCGCTCTGCAATGGAGTCGTCTTCCTGGGTCAGCATCCGGTAGTTGCGCTCGGATAGCTCGCTTTTTAAATCCGTGACTGTAATGCTCATGATCAATCCTTAAAAAAGGCTCAAGGTATAAGGCTCAAGGCGCAAGGTTAAAAAGGATTCAAACCTTATTACCTTGCGCCTTTCACCTTGCACCTTGCACCTTGTTATTACGAAATAACGGTTGCCTTGCAGATCGCCTTTGGCACGGGCACCGGCAGCGGCTTGCTTTTTCCGATGAGCTTGTACCCGCTGGGATCGTCCTGCTTGACAGGCTTGACATAAAACGGCATGCCCTGCAGGTCCGCGTCCAGATCGTCTAACGACAGGTAATAAAACCGGAAAGGCGCGTCCGTGCCCACCATTGCGATATCCTTGTCCGCAATGGACTTGTTGGTGGTGCCGGCCTTGTGGTCCCGGTAGCTGGTGTTTAACAGCTCCAGGCGAAAGCCCGCCACCTGCACCGCGTTTTCGGTTACCTGGGCGGCAAACCGGCCGGTCTCCGAGGCGATTGCCAGAACCTTGCCCGCAAGCGTGGTAAAGGCGGTGGCGCCACAGTAGATCCTGAGCTTTGAGCCGTAGCCGCTCTGCTGATTGATGTTGGTGGACATCTGCACAAGGTCCATTAATACCTGCTCCAGGCCGGTATCAGACAGGTCCCACTTGGCAGAAGGCGAATAGGACAGCACGCTGCCGAAATCCACCTCGTAATAGGTGTACCCGCCCTCGATGCGCATGGGATACTGGATCTTGCCGGACAAACTTTGTGCGCTCATGGCCTCGGATGTGGCCCGGGTGCGCTTGCGCAGATCAGATACCTTGTTGTCCCGCCAGGACTGCAGGGACTGCTGGCGCAGCAGCTTAAGGTTGTTTAGTTCGGCCGCCCCCAGGTTGGTGGACAGCTCCACCGGCTGGGGCTCGATATGATCGATGCTCATATCGGTATCGCCCACGTTGATCGACGGAGCCCCGCGCCGGACCACCGGCTCGTTTCCGATGGTCTGGGAAATCTCGGAACGCGCGATGGTGGGCATGGGCCAGTTTCTTCGGTCCGCGTAAATATCGTCCATCACCGGGCTCTTGATGGGCGGCTGGTGCTGCACGGACTCGGCAATGGCCTTGGGGCTGAACAACTGCCGTAAATTTACTTCAAACGCCGTCATGATTGACCTCCTTTATCTCGGGTAAATTCCTGCTTCCGCCAGGGCGGACAGGTCCGCGTCACTCGGATCGGTGCCGTTTCGCGAAAGCTTGTTTACAGCCACGGTGCCGTGCACCAGCACGGGGGCGGCGTCCTCGTTTGCCGTGTCCACACGCATGGTGACAACGCCTGCCACCCGGTTGGCATAGGATGCGGAAATGTCCGCGTCAGTGGCAGGGGCCGCGTTAAACGACACGCTGATCTCGCCGGTAACGTAGTTGACGGTGCCGGAGCCACCGGCATCGCCGTTTAAGTTGCCGCATTCATCATCGGTGAAAGTCTCGGTTCCGTCTGTGACCTCCACGCTACCGGGTTTTACGGGCGGGCTGGAAAGCGTGCCGGAAAAATCGACGGCCGTATTATCCCCGGTGCCGATACTTTCGGCAAACCGGTCAAACGGCACCACTTTTTCGGCCGCGTTTTTGGATGCGATAAGCCCCGGGGCAAGCTCGCCCTGGTCGGCCACCGCCTCCATTGCCATCACGATGGGCGGATGAGAGTTGTCCACCACCCCGGCTTCGCTGTAGCTTCTTGTTTCAAGAACTGCGTTAAACGACATGATTTATTCCCTCCTGTTTTGTGAGTCACAAGTTTCAAGCCTCAAGTCTCAAGCCAAAAAAGGTTTTATCCTTATTTTAACTTGCAGCTTTCAGCTTGTAGCTTGCACCTGTTAAAGCACCTGTGCCATCTTGCCGGCATCCACCTGGTTTTCCTTGTCTCCGCCGGGCGGGTCGCCCAGATCCAGGCGGCCTTCTTCCACAGGCTGCGGGATTGCGGAAAAGATTTCCTTTAGCACATCCAGCGGCTCCTTTTTGGACTTGTCTGAAAACTCCAGCGGGGTGTTGTCCATGCCGCCGGCAAGCTCCATCAAGGCGTCGAGCTGCTGCTTGGGCAGCCGGCCGGATGCGGCCTGCCGGAGCTCTTCTTTTTTCTGGTCCTTGAGCTGGCCAGACACCCGATCCAGCTGGTCGGAAAGCGTCTTTACCTTTTCCTGCTGGTCGGAGAACTCCTTGTTTTTGTTCTGCAGGTCTTCCAGGTCCTTTTGGGCCTTGTCCAGCTTGGCCTTCAGGTCCTTGTTTTCCTTTTCCAGTGTTTCCTTGTCGCCCATTTCCTTTTCCTCCTCGATAAGTTGTTGCAGTTTTTCCAGCACCGGCCGGGCTGCGCGGGCGATTTCCGCGTCGATTTCCGCGCCCCTGGCGCCGTTTAAATACCCGATGCCGCTGTATACCGCCTTTGCCACCACGTGCACCCTGCCGTCGATCACGTCGGCAAACGGGAAGTGGTAGCGCTCCTTTACCTGTGGCGGGTCTTCATCGCCCTCTGCCACCGTGTAGGCCGCGCAAACGTGCGACAGCAGGGTAAACCCGCCTTTTTCGATGATTCTGTCCACGGCCGCGTCCGCGTCCCATTCGGCAAACGAAACCGGCCAGTCGGTTTTGGCCGCGCTTTTAACCGAGCCTTCGGCAAAATCCCATCTGGTAAGCTCGCCTGCCTCGCTCATGGAAACCACCTCCAGGCCCTTTATGGCCGGAGGCGCGGCCCCCAGAAACGCGAGATGGTGCAGGTACAGCCTGCCGTCTTTGGGCCTGCGCTTGGCGCCGATGGACCAGGACCGGTAATAGCCCTCGTTGTAGGCTTCTGCCAGCGGGTCCATTAGCTCGACCTCCCCGAAAAGCTTGTCTTCCTGTTTTTCCAGGGCGGTCACGTAGCCGAAAGCCGGCATGTGATCGGCCTGCCTGTGGCCCAGCACCACCGGCGCACGCTTGACCTCGGCAAATGTCTGCACAAGTTCGGCAATATCTGCTTCGGACAGGTGCTGGCCGTTGTCCGCCAGGCCCGCTTTTGCCAGTTCGAGTTTCATTTACACCTGGTTTACCAAACCCGCCTAAACCACAGCAGGGTTGGAAGGCTGCCTTTCTTCAGCCATATTTTCACGTTTCATCACAGATTGCTCTTGCGAGTCTAACATCTGCTCCACGTGCGTTTCAGTTCTCCGTGAACCCACTCCGGCGAACATCTTCAATGCTTGCCGCTCAATGTTTTGAGCAGCATTCCGATCTCTATCTGCGAAGTGACCACACTCGCAAACAAATATTCGATCATTCAACGTTAGGTCATCTTTAATTGCCCCACACATCGGACATAACCGACTGGATGGGAAGAAGCGGTCAACCTCTACCAATTCACCGCCGTACCATTCCACCTTGTATTGCAACTGTCGCTTGATCTCACCAAATCCGGCATCTGCGATTGACAGAGCCATGCGATGGTTGCGTAACATTCCTGCCACGTTGAGATCTTCTACGCCAACAATTCGGTAGGTTTTCGCAATCACGGTAGTCATCTTGTGCTGGTAGTCTAATCGTCGGTTTGCTATCTGCCGGTGAAACCTTGCCAGCTTTCGTTTAGCGCGATTCCATCTACCGCTTCCCTCTTGACGGCGAGATAGCTCACGATTCAAGCGCCTTAGCTTTCTAAGTTCTGATCTCAAGAGCTTTTGGTTTTCAAACTCTCTCCCATCACTCAGTACAGCTAA